CTGCTGGGCTACCTAATGGTCCTTTGTATGCTTCTGGGTTAGGCTCAGTAGTTGCTTCGCCTGGCATTTCTTCTGCTACAGGAGCATCTCCTACTAGTTGATTTAACTGTTGAGGAGTAATCAAAGCAATCATTGCTTTCATATCTTCTCTACCATCTATTGGTTGCTCAGCTACTTGTTGTTCTACTTCTACTGGTTCTATTGCAGGTGTATTACTTTGCTTAATTCCTGCTAATTTGTATAGGTCCTCTAATTGCATTTCTTTACACCTTATATTCTGTTTGTAGCTCACTCTTGGGAGCATTTTTTACCATTTTTTCATTGTAAGCATCACCGAAATGATCTTCTACTTTAACCTTTTCTGCTTCGCTATAGTCAGCATCAGCTAATACGCTTTTTGCTTCTTCGTCTGATTCTTCTTCAGCTTCCCATAATTCTTCAGCTTCATTCATGCTATTGACAATCATTTCACCTAAACTTACGCCACAAATACCTGCTATCTCTTCTTGTATTGCATTTGTTGTAGCTGGTAGTTTTGTTTTAATATCATATGTATATATTTCTCTTGCTCCTACATCACCAAATCCACGTGGTTTATGCATAACAGTTTTCTTAGGAGAGCCTATGCTTTCCATATTATATTTTTTCATATGGGATTCTACTCTGTCCATACATTCATCTGAGATTTCATTTAGACTACGAAGTCTAAACTCATATGTTTTTTCAGATTCTGTTAGATATTGTGCTAAACTTTTCATCTCGATTTCCTTACTTGTAGTTATTTATCAGAGTTATTCATTTTTTCTATAACAGCATTAATAAGACTGTTACGATCTAACTCTTCAGCTTCGCCTTGCAATGGTGTATCTCCATCACTTGATTTTACTAACTGTTGATCCAACTTGGCTTTTTGTAGTTGTAGTTGTACCATCTTTAGTTTTTTGTCCATTTTTGCTGTTTTAGCAGTGATAGCATTGGTCATCATCTTGCTTGCTGTATCAAAAATACCAGCCGCATGTCTATCTTCGACATTTTGTCCAAGGTCCATTAAGTCTTGAAATGCATGCATTGCTTTGTCAGCATACTTGTCCATATCGCTATCTAATGTTTCTAAGTCTTTAACCATTGGCAAAGCCTTATCAATCTTATCTGCTACATCTAATTGCTCCTGCATTTTTATTAAATTTAAACCAGTGTCTGGTTCTTCTTCATCTGTTGGATAACTAGAATTTGATTGACTTTCCATTGGTGGTAAATCAAACACATCTTCAATTTTTTTGTTCATGTTTTTTTCCTTTTCTTAGGATTATTAAATAACTCGTTTTCCGTTAATACTCTAAACCCTACACCTTTTTGTTGACAAAAAACCTTAGCGGCTTGCCATTTAGCTTCATTAACAATAGCTTGGGCTTTTTGCATATTGCTTCTAGCATAAGCTAGTGTTTGTCCAGCAGGCTTAATTTCAATCATTTCTGCTTTACGAATTTTATCTTTGTCTTCATAAACTATAAAAAAATCTGGTACATAATGTGTGTTTTTTCCCGTAGCTGGATTTCTGTATGGTATTCGGTGTGCTTCACTTGCCCATGCTAATATATTTGGGTGTGTGTCACAAACTCGCATAAATTTTAATTCCCAACCACTTCGATATCTAGGACTGTGTTTTCCTATATACTTGTTAGGATTCTGTATTGTATAAATGCCTTGTTGAAACTTATTTGCCATTCTAGTAGTATTTATTCTTACTACTCCTGAGGCAGTTGACCTTCTGCAAGTCCAGTAGATGTTGTAGTTTTTGGAAATACAAAAGTTTTACCTTTTATATTCCTCAGAGTTTCAAGTGATTGATCATATGCGCCTTTAAAAGCTCTTCCACCTGCTGTTGCTATATCTGCTATAACTGGGTCTTGCTCAATTGCTTGTCTATTACTTGCTAAACCTGCTAGGTTGCCGTTTATTGCTTGACTTTTCTCTACATCTGCTTCGGCTATTTCTTTATCAAGAGAGTCAATATTGAAATGTTCAGGCTGAAACACAACGTTATATAATACTGGTTGACTATCTGCATAATTTAGTGTGTCATGATTTATTGTTTGTATCATACAATTGTAAAGTGTTATAGTTCTACCACCTTGTTGACTGTCTACGTTACTTATTTTTATTTCTTCAAACATAAATCTTTTTGATTTATCAATAGTTTTTGCACCAAAAGGAGACGAGCCGCCAGTAAATGTTGGATCAATAAGATTATATCCGCTAAACTGTTTTTCATCTAAGTTATGTCCGTGAAAGTAATGATTGCTATATGCTTTCATTAATGTTTGAAATTGGTTATCTTTTGTATCATAAAAACTTATTGGAATAGTACCAATTGTCATTCTAGTAGGTACATGTCTTTGTCTATTGTATTGGTTGAATGTTGTTATTCCATAGTCAACATCTGGAAGACCAACTGATGATACTCTATCAAAAACAAAAGACTTACTCATACTTTCGTCTGATAATCTAATACCTTCATTCAACATAAATTCCACGTAGAAATTAAACTTCAAACGCGGAAGTAATGAATGGTCTCCATCTATACCAAAATGCTCTGCGGCGGCATTATATGGTCCAGTACGGCTAACTAGTGCCATTAACTAATCCTTATGTTGCTGTGCCAGCGCCAGTAGCATTACTTAGAGTTTGATCAGGTGTAGTTCCTGTTAATGTAGCTTGGTTAGCGGCATCAAATATCTCTGCATTATCATAACGAACACTTACTGTTACTTGAACTTGTTCGCTACTTGCATATGCTAATTCACCATACTGAATATTTGAAATATAACAACCTGCTAATTCAAATGTATCTAGTACGCCTGGAGTAGGACTTGCACCATCTAATGTTTCTACTTTCATCTGAAACTTGTATGCTGAACCTGCTCTAGGAGCTGATTGATTTGCATGATCGACCTGTCTATTTAATTGATTATTTAATTCTCTTAATACTGCACTGTCCACATCATCTCTGAGAACACATGTTAATGGATCCCAGGTATGTTTACCTGCTAGATAAATTCTACTGTTGTATGCATCTACAATTGTCTCGTCGTGTGTTAACGCTGGTCTGCTTACACTCACAACGCTACGTGTAGGCGTTGAACTAAAGCCTTCTCCAATAAACGTAACTCTAAAACGATACTGGAGCTTCGGCATGATAGTTGTTGTGTTACCTGCATTATCGGGTACACCTAAAGTTGTAATAACTGCCATTGGAATCTCCTCATATTATCGGCTAACAGTATTTATATTGTTTACCCAAAAAATTAGGCGCTCCTTGGCGCCTAATTAAGTATTATGTTAACTTTTCTTAGTTTGTTGCGGCTAATGTACCAGTATTCACCAATCTAATCGGAATGTAAATAAACTCTGCCGCTTTTGAAGGTTCAATTGCAACGTCTACATAAAATTCATTACGATCAATTCTTGCTGGTGTGTTGTTACTAGTATCACACACTACTGCAAAATCATTAAGTCCTCTTCTACTTAGGATATCTGCTAAGAATCTTTCGAATGCTACTTTAGCTCTTGCTCTTGTTTGTTCGTCGTTGATTTCAAACAAGAACGGCCTAGCTAGTTCGTCGAACCTATCTCTGAGATATGCAACAAGTCTAGCAACGTTTACTCTGTCTAATGCACTAGTTGTAGTATGCAATGTTTTTTGTCCAAAGATAACTGTTCCTTGTCCAGGAAACGTTGTAATTGGATTTAGCTTTGCAGTATACATTGAATCACGTTGTCCTTGTGTAAGGCTTACCGCTTTAAATTCGCCTTCAGTAGTAATATGTCCTACTGAGGTTGCATTCTGTACAACACCTCTTGTTAAGCCTGCAGGAGCGAACCACTGAAAGCTGATGTTGTCATTATATGCAAAAGTATAAAGTGCCATATGACTTGGCGGAACTGCAACTGTAGCACCACCTAGTGGTTCTGTTGATTGTCCACTTGGATAGTAAACTGCACTATATGTATTCTTAGTTACTAGTCCATCTTCGCCATTTTCTGTTGCGTTTCCACTATTTTGTACCCAATTAACTGCGTCAGTTGGTGTTTTACGCATTGGTGTATCAACAATAATAAATGCTGTCTCGCCTCTATCACTGTTAAGTGTAACCATTTCGTCTGTTAACTCAGGATAATTAGGAGCCGCTATTAAGCTAAATCTATTGCTTGGGTCTCTTAAATCTGTTCCTGCCGCCACTGCTTGAATTGCTGTAGCAATAACACCACGCTGAGCATATCTACCAAAACGTCCACTTCCATCTGCATGATTAGAAGTACCATTTCTCCAAGCACTTGCTGTAGTGTTGTAAGCTCTTACAGTATTTTTACTTTGTGCCATGTTGATAACAATCATGCCTGCTGGATAAACTCCACTAGCAGGTGCACCTGTTATAGTAGTTGCTTTACCACCATTACTATTGTCACTTGCTGTGTCTGTAATATCAGCAAACAATACACCATTTGATGTAGTTTGATCTGAATTACTATGTAATACCCATGCACTATTTCCAACATTACGTTTGTAAATTTTTGGATAAGCACGTTCGTTGGCTTGATTTTCTGCCGCCAATGTGGTATCAATCCAAATATCGCCTGCACTCGGTGAAGTTGGAGCAGTTGTACTATATGTTGGTGTTACTCTTGCATAGCCACTATCAATAGTGTATACATCCAAACCGTTAATTGTATTATCAAACCAGTACTGTCCACTCGCAGGTGTTGCTGTTGGTGTTGCGGTTTGTGCATTTAAATCTGTTGTCGTTAATGCACCTACTGTTCCACCTGTTAAAATTTCTCTTACTACAATTGTTCCTCTTGTATTAGCTTGTTGGTCCAATAAAAGATTTCCAACAACGGCTGTAGTGGTAGTTAATACACTTGCACTTGAACCATCTTGTGGTACAAAATCACCAATTGCGCCAGCACCATCTGTTTGAGTAGTACTAATACCTTGTACTGTTTTTGCAACAAAGGCTGTGCTTGTGCTACTGTATGCAAAGAATTTTAAATCAATTCCGTTACCTGCACTTGTAGTTTTGACCCAAATATCGCCTGCGTTTGGTGAAGCAGGTGCACTGAAGTGTTCGTCGTATGTTGCAGTACCTGCGGCTAAACTGTTGTCAATTAATTCCCAATTTCCACCTGCACCATGAAAGTATTGTAAACTTATCTGTCTAGCGGCGGTTGTTGAAGTTTCATTGTCAACATGAAGAACAACAAGATATGTGTCGTTAGTTGCGGCACTTG